AACAGAAAAGGAAAACAATCTGAGGAATACCTTCTCAAACATCAATTACTTCGCTAGCACTGTCACTACACCTAGTAGAGCATTGACTACTGGTGAGGTTAATAACTTTGGTATGATGCGTAGATTTGTCACTGGTCAGACAAACTCTGAGATCACTATCTCATTCCTGGTAACCAAAGATATGCAGCACAGAGCATTCTTTGAGCACTGGTTGAATATGGCAGCATCTGATAGTGATAATACTGTTGCTTTCTATGATGATTATGTGTCAGATATCCAAATCGTCAAGTGGGAGCACGGTGCCAACTTCAAACTGAAAAGAGATAGAAAGGACAAGCATGGTTTGAACCCTATGCAGGCAACAGGAGTATGGAAGATGTTCGGTGCATTCCCTGTGAACATCAGCACCATGAATTTCGACAACGAACAGACTGGACTGCTACAAATGGATATTCAGTTCTACTTTGAGCGTTATAGATTTGATCAGGTGTCACCTGCTACGCTGAAAGCGAAGAGACTGTCTCGACAGAATTCCTTTACATTTGATGAAGTACGAACCCGCGTCAAGGGTTCTGGTAATCCAGACGTACAGAGGTACAGTCTCGGATAACCTGTCTAAATAATTACATCGTAATTTTATAGTTATGCCTTTACCAAAACTCAGTGTACCTGACTATGAATGCAAACTGCCGTGCAGTGGAACCAAAGTCACATACCGCCCATTTCTAGTTAAGGAAGAGAAACTACTCTACCTTGCTATGGAAAGTCAATCCGAGAAGGAGATGATTCGTGCCGTCAAGAATATCTTGAAAGCATGTACCAACCTCAAAAACGTTGAGAGTCTCGCTACCTTCGAGATTGAGTATCTGTTCTTGAAGATCAGATCCAAAGCGGTCGGTGAAGTCAGTGAATTCAAAGTCACTTGTCAAGATGATGGAGAAACCATGGTTGATGTAGAAATCAATCTTGAAGAAGTTGAGGTGGTAGTCCCTAAGGACCATAAGAAGATCATCAAACTTACAGATGATGTGAAGATCGAAATGAAGTATCCTGCACTGGATGCATTTGTTGACAGGAACATGAAGGACAATCCTGACATTGAGGATGTGTTTGATCTCGCTGCTGATTGTATCGATAAGGTATATGAGGGAGATGAAATCTATGACTCTTTCACTAAGAAAGAAGCAAAGGATTTCATGGGTGAGATGAACAACGAACAGTTCCAGAATGTTCAAAACTTCTTCGAGACTATGCCCAAACTCACTTATGAGTTTGAAGTAGAGAATCCTAAGACGAAGGTTGTCAACACTGTGGTACTGGAAGGACTGGCGAGTTTTTTCGCATAGCGTTAATGCACGATAGTCTTATGAACCTGTATAAGACTAACTTTGCATTAATGCAGCATCACAAGTACAGTCTGACTGAATTAGAGAATATGATTCCGTGGGAGCGAGACGTTTACGTCAACCTACTTTTGGCATACCTCCAAGAAGAGGAACGTGAACGCGCTAAGCAAAAGAACAGTGGATCATTCCTATAAATGACAGCAACACTTAGAAAATATGTAAACATTAAACCAGCAGGGCTGGGTAATGACAACCTGGGTAAAGCGTTCAAGTCTATGACTGTCGCTCACAACAGGTTGGGTGGTGCTGTCACTAATATAGGTGTTCAGTTAACAGAATTTAAGACGTTAGTAAGCACATATACTGATTCTCAGACTGCTTTTTATGAGCAGAACAAAGAGATTGCCGATAAAGAACATAAGCACAAGCAAGAGATGATTGATGCTCAGCAGGATATGCTGGGTAGGAAGAAAGGATTAGAACAAGATAAGAGAGCAGAGAAGAAGCAAGAGGGTCTAAACGAGAAGCAAGAAGAGAAGATAGGAGAAGAATTAGGTAAGAAGGAGAAAAAGTCTAGGTTCGGGTGGTTAAAGAAACTCCTGAAACCTGTTGCGTTGCTTATAGGTGCGCTTTCATCACTGATTGCTATACCTGTGGCATTGGGTGTCTTGGACTGGTTATCTAAACCAGAGAACAAGAAGAAGATTGAGATGCTTCTGAGGTTCTTCAAAGGTATCTGGAACCTATCCCGAATGTTTGCGGGATGGGGGATGGGTAAGGTCATTGAAGGCATTACCCAAGTATTCGGACATGATCCTGATAAGAATGCCGTTGAGAATGGTCTAGATAAGTTCTTCGGTATATTGAAGATTGTTGCTGGTCTTGCATCAATCTACATTGGATCACGTATCCTGATGCCATGGAAACTGTTATCCGATGTGAAGTGGATGACCAATCTTGGTCGTGCCACGCAACTTGCAGAGGCGACAGGATGTGGAAAAGTCAAACCAAAAGGTCAAAGAGTTGGTAGAGATGGTAGAACATCTAAACAAAGACTCAAAGACATCAAGAAGTTAAAGAGAGCACGTCGTCTTGCTCAACTTCAAAGACAATTAGGTAGAAAGTCTACTCAGGTTGCAGCAGGCACAATGGGTCTGCTTGACAGTGCTGCTACTGGTCTTGCAGAGTTCAACAAACCCAGAATCCCACCTGGTTTTGACAAAACTGTTTCTAAGGGCGCACAAGAGACTACGGAAGTAGTAGCAAAGAACAAAGGCGTCATGGGCAGACTGCGAGGTCTGTGGTCTGGTGCCATGGACCTTGGTTCTAAGGGTGTAGATCTTGCTGGTAAAGGTCTGAACATTGCTGGCGACTTTGCTATGAAGCAAGTCAAAGGCATCAATAAGTGGTTCAGTTCCATGGGTGAGGGACTGATCAACGGTGTCAAAGGTCTGGGTCAAGGTATCTGGAACTGGGGTAAGAATGCTGCCAAGAGTATTGGTGACGTTGTAGAACTCGCTAAGAATCCAGCAGCACTGAAAGATAAGGTTGTTGGTAAGGTCAAGGAGTTCATCAAACCTACCCTTGAAAAGAATGAAACTGTAAAGGGTCTTGTAGAGTTTGCAGAAGCACCCGACAAGATGAAGCGGGTCAAGGGTGCCATTGGTGGCGCTCTGAGAGCAGGATTTAAGAATCCTGGATTCAAGAGCATGAGAGAGTTCTTGCAGGCAGCGAAATCGAACGCAAAGATTGGTGGTGTTGATAAACTTGTTGCTTCATTGCTGGCACTGCTGGACTATGGTGTATTCGGTGAATCGCCAATCAACGCTGTTGTCAAGGCACTGGGTGGTCTGTTAGGTTACTCCGCTGGTTTCGCTATTGGTGCTCCGTTCGGTGGTGTTCCTGGATTCATCACTGGTATGGCAGGTGGTTTCGCTGGTGAGTGGGTTGGTGAACAACTCCTCAAACTGTTGTATATGATCCCTGGTCTGAAAGATATTGATGATCCTATTGCTGAATTGATCGGCGGTGACTTCAAGAAGAGAAAGATCATTAGAGATCCAGAAGGTGATATAGACTTCGGAGCAGAACTTTCTGCTGCTGCCGAGGCAGACACTGGTCAAGAAATTCAATCCCCAGATCTACCAGAACTCGCCAGAGGTGGTAAGGTCAAGCAGGGTATGATGAAGAAGAAAGATATACCAAAACCTGTATATACGACTAAGACTCCATTTATTGATCGGTTCGACATTCCTACCGATGGTGAAGGACAATTTAAGAGATTTGGTAGTGGTGGACTATATGTGTTCTCCACAGCACCCGCAGGTGCTCCTGTATTGATGGGTCATGGTAAAGGATTTGGTGATACTTATCCACACCATCATCCTAAACCTGGTGGCAACGTTCCTCGTGCAGGTGGTATTCCTAGGGACTATCTAATCTCAGAACTTAAAAATCCATCAGTACCTGACTCTAAGGGTGACAGACATCCTATTCGTGCTGGTGTTAGCGGTACTGTCGATTCTGTTGGTGAAGGATGGGGTGCAGTAAGAATTAAAGATGATAGTGGTCCTATGTTCCGTTCTGGTCATATGACTGGAATTAGGGTAAAGGTGGGTGACCAGGTTAATCCAAGCACTATCATTGGTATTCAGGATGCTGTTGGTATGAGTAATGGATATGTTCATGCTCATATT